TGCAAACCGATGCGACCCAGAACGCTGAATGGAAAGCGCATGAGGACGCTGATGCTAGAAATAATGTGACGTTAGACAGCATTTCTAAAAAGCAGGTTGAGGTTTTATCACGATTAGCTATTGTCGAGACAAACAATGGGTCAGTATCGGGAAACTTTGCGACTATTAATGCGATATTACACGATCTTAGCGGGCGGATTGATATTGTGAATGATCGATTGAATGAGATTCAACGGCAGACGTCGGCAATTGAAGGGAAGCTGGGGGAAAGTTTGCCGCCTGAGACATCGGTAAGACCACGTTAGTTAAGGGGTAGGTTGTCGGGTTCGATCGCCCCGGCGCTGAACATCCGATAGCCGGTTTTAGGGTCGATCCCGCGAGACTGGATCATGCCAGAGGCCTCCATTATCTCTAGCATTTTCATGATGTTATATACCGCAGTGTATTCCTTAGCGATGTAGGTGATTTTGTGTTCTGGCACTCCCTTACCACGGTCGGCGACACGGATGTAGTGGACGATTTCATTCATGGCCTGGCTGTCGACGTTGACGGTTCCGGCTTTGAAGATGTCTGGCATGTGGGTTTCGGCTTCGGCGAGCCAACCCAAAGCACGTATAAAGTCAGCCTCCGTGAGGACAAGGGCATTTGAACGGTCAATAGCGCTAACCATTGAAAGTTTATATATATTAACCTTCCGCCGAGATATATAATGCAACAGTTTCGGATGCTTAGGGATGGGGGGTTCTCCCTGAGCCACCCACGTGTTGACGCATGAGACGTATTCGTCTGTGACATGGAATTCTCCGGAGAGGTTGTGGATGGTGTTGAGGTCGTGCTCGAGGGCGGCGAGTTTTGGCGGCGGGCGTTTGGCGAAGTCGTCAACAATAATTTTCTCGCCTGAAAACACCATGATTGTGCGCGACATGAAGCCCTGTCCCCAAGCAATATCGGGGAGGAGTTTGAGTAGGTCTTGAGGCGTACAGGCGCAAATCATGTTTATCTGCGGGCGCCCCATTTTGATTTTAAGGTTGTTTGTCCGCCGTTCCATTTCATATGGGTTTATGTCATAGAATGCACTAAGTCCCTTGATCATTTCCTCATCCCATTTATGGATGAAGGCGCCGAGCTCGTCAACGTGGATGTAAAGGGAGTTGTATTCGTCAACCTCGTCACTACCATTAACAGCGATTGTTTTCTTTGCTCGATCCATGGCGTCGACCATTGCTGGGAAAGTTGCAGAGGTTGGGGCGACGTAGAACTCAGGGATGGACATGAACAATCGCCGGGCAACGGATAGGGTTCGGGATTTGCCAGTCCCAGGTGGGCCGACTAGGAGCATGTATAGGTTTGGATGAAGCGGGCTTGATGTTACGAGCGATACCCGTTGCTCCAACACGGCTGCTATTGCACTAATCGCCACCCATTGCCGCCAGATTTTGGGCGCGCCGAGGTTTTCAGTTTCGGCGACAAATGACCCGATCCAAGATTGACACTTTCGGGGTACGACGCCGCGTGTCGTGTCCAGTAAATTCTCTAAGTCCGTCGGGATTTTTGACGGCATCATATTTCCCTTTGTTCCAGCCAGTTTCGCAATCGTAGGGGATTGAGAGTACCCGCCCATTGTTTAGTTCAATGGGGACGACGAGGTTTGATTTGAGGATGGGGATGATTTGATCTTCGGTTTGTTCGGGGTACATGAAGGTGATTGCGTCGTGGTCTTGGAACATGATGATGGCTAGGTTTTGGCGCCAGATGTTGAGCATTGCGGTGTTGACGATGAAGGACTCGTCGGCTTGTGGAGCGTAGGCCAGGGCTTGTTTGGTGGTTTTGGCGTCTGCTCGGCCGTGGAAGTGGCGGCGTCGCCCGGTTAAGGAGGTGAGTTGGTGGGTTGTGCGGATTTGTTCGGCAACCCATTCATGCCAGAGCTTATGGGCAGGGAAGGCGGTGAAGTATTTAGGTTGGAACTTTTGAACTAGATCAAGCTCGATACGGGTTTGCTGGGATAGTTCGGGGGCTTGGCCTAGGAAATTACTTCCGTGACCAAGCTTTTTGCACATGAAACGGTATGAGTAATGACGATAGAAGTCTCGTTCGGCGATATGTTTATCGTGTCGAATGTCACCGGTCCAGTCAAGCGTAGGCCACATGAGGCGAGCAACTGCCGTGTGCACATCCCCAGACTCACAGGCGGAGAGGTAGCGGTCGTCGGAGAAGAGGTTCCATTCGATGGCGCCGACGAGGAAGGATTGGATAGACTTTGCATCAAATTTTGCAAACTTGTAGCCTGGGTCAGCAATGAAGATGGAGCGTAGAGACTCCTCAACATTTTGCAAATTGCCGCCGGTACCGAATTCTGATAGGCTTGAGGAAAACCGTCCTGTGCCTGTTCCAGCAATGTTATAGCTTGTGCGAATCCTCCCATCGAGGTCGATTTCTGTTCTGAGGACACTGATTTTATCTCCGAGTTCTGTCATGAGGTTGATGTGGCGAACGATTTGGGTGGCGGATGGGTAGACTTCTAGCTGTTCCCGTGCTCCCCGGTCGGTGGTTGGACGGCCTTGCTTGAGGACTTCTGGCAGTTCGAGGTAGTCGTAGAACAGGCGCTGGAGGTCGGGGTTGGAGCGCCAGTTAAACGAGGGCATCCCAACGCCTCGTAGCACGATACTGTCCAGGTCCCTTTCAAGTCGATCCAATAGTTCCGAGAATTCATCAATGACCTCGTCTCGCCGAGCCATGTCAACAAGGCAACCTCTAAGCCGCATATCGAGCACTGGACCTTGGAGGGATTTGGAAAATTCATAGGTGGACCTCGTTTGGTTGTCGAGTTGGGGGGAGAGGGCGGACCAGATGGAGGCGGTTTGGCAGACGTCGAGGCCGTTGTAGATTTGGCTTTGCGACCAGTCGTCAAAGGATTCAGGGTCTACCTCATGGGTGCGGATGATTCTCAATTATCACCTTTGATGGTTTTTTGGCGCTTGCCCATGTGTTTCCACGCGCCCTCGTCGGTGTAGACTGAGCCGAGGAAGCCTAGGTCTTTGATCATCTCCGGTTGGAGGGCATGATGGGCGAGCATGGTGTCCTCCGCTGCGCCCATGACACGGATGCCCATGGAGCGGTAGAGGAACGCTATGTCGTAGAGTCCGTTTTGAAAAAGTTTGGGGATTGTATCATCCTCCAACATCCCCTTGATAATGAGCCAAGCGTCTCGTTCATCTCCCAGAGTAGGCCAATAACTTCTTTCCTTTGTTCGGGGGTCATCGAATGGAACAACAATAGAAACTTCGGCATATCCAAATCCAATGCATGTAACACGCTGGCCTGTAGTTTCAATGTCAACAGACAGCGGTCGGGATTTGTTAACATACTGCGCGATGAACGTCGTGATGTCGGAGAGGTTGGGTTCGATCCAGATTTCACGTTCGGGCCTCGTTATGGTTGGGGAGGTGGACTCACGGGCGGCTTTGATTAGGTCGGCGATGACTATGGAGCGATCTTTCCATTGACGTAGAATATAAGCAGGATGGTAAGTTGCAAGACATTTAAAGTCAGCAGCGCAGTGGCTAGAGAGAAACGTCGTTCCTCTAAATTTCTTGATACCAGTTCGGCCAGAGAGAGCCCAGAGAGGAGTATTGCCAAGGCAAATGACAAGGTTAGGATTGAAGGTAAGGAGTTCGCTGGCAAGACGGTCGAGTTCTGGGGCATATTGGCGGGAGACGTACTTTGACTTAACCAATGCTGGGTAGTCATCAAGGCCGAGAAACTTGGGTCCGCACAAGGTGCCAAGATCGTTCCCGTCTGGGTGGAGATTGAACACATTTGTTCGCTGTATGTCATGATGTCGCTCCCAGATTTTGGCGTTGTATTTTGGGTTGCGGGTGCGGTAGTATTGGGAAATGTGGAATTTGTCGGTGGCATCGAGGTCGATGATCCCGGCCTCGGAGAGCATTTTGATCAGGACGCCGCCAGACGAGCCGACAAAAGCCTGGCCAAGGCGGGCTTCCTCAGCGCCCCAGGCCTCACCGATAAGGAGGATGTTTACCATGTAAGTGGGAGATTACACATGATAAGTTCGATGATTGGACGTCCTTCATGGTCCATCTTTACGCGATATATATCTCCATTAGCCGTGCAGATGAATGCCGTTTTGTTGAAAAAGAAACATCCGATGATCTCTGACATTTGGGCTTTCTCCGAAAATTGGAGGGGAAGGTGCGTGGTTCCTTCCCCTCCAGTCAACTCAGCGGGGCATGACTCCCGCCTCGGCTAGGGCAGTTGAGGGGACCCTAGCTTAGTCGGACAGGGCAAAGGTACGGCCAATGCGGGCGTAACGGGGGGTTTCTGGATCATCGGCATCGGCACCTTCGGGGATTTGGTGTTCCACGATGAAGCCGACTTCGTAGTTCATGACCTGTTCGTTTCTGGCACGGCGGGATGCGGCGATGTGGAGGTCGAGCCCGCAATGCTGGTGGAACTGGTCGAGGCGGAATGCGTTTTTCTCGGTGAGGTAGATGGTGTGGTCCATGGTTTTGTCTTCGGTCCCACCAGCCGCTTCGATTGCTTCGTCGAACTCTTCGTCTGTCATGGACTTGGGGGCTTCGACCGGCTGGATGGAGGAAATGGGCCAGCGGACGAAGGGCGTGCCTTTTTGCTTGGACTTGTCGTAGGTTGCTGCGCCGACCACGCCACGGTAGGAACCTTCTGGCAGGGCTTTGGGGAGTTCGACGTGATCGGGGGCGGCGTCAAGGATTGAGGCGAAGGATGTGGAGTTCATGTTCATTGAATGGTACCTGCGTTGAATGAGGAAATGATGGTGAGAAGGCGGGTTTCCATTTGGGTGATGATTTCGCGCATTACCTCCGATGGTTCAGGGACGGATTTGAAGTAGGCGTGGTATTGGAGGAGTTGTTCGAGGGTGATGATGTTGGGGGATGGTGTAGGGCCTTTGTTGAACATTGACTCAGGGTTAAAGTGGCGTTCTGCCATTACATGGGCTTTCGTTGGAGGGGGAGAACCGTGGAACGGGCCTTTGCCGGTGGTTCTCGGAAGGCGGCAAAGAATTCTGCGAGGCCGGTGTCGGAAGGGAGGGTTGAGGGCAGTTTGCGGGCGGAGGCTAGCGCGATCATGTTGTCCGACTCAAGCTGGATCGTGCGCTTGCCTTGGCCATCCATTTTGTAGCGGATGTAGTTGGGGAAGTATTGCGGGATTTTGGGACTAAGCTTCTGCCCAACACCTTGAGGGAAGATTTTCTTACTCCCATCTGGCAAGTCCATGTACATGCCGTGGGAGATGATGATAACGTTGGTGTTGAAGGACCGACTTGTCAACATCCCTAGGACTTTCTCGACGTCGTCTTGAGCGTTGCCATAGACTGCGCGGCCATCGAAGTCGCCCGATTTGCCGTGCGGGATGGTGGCTTCGTGGAAATCATAGGCAGCGTCGCATAGCCTGGACAGCGAATCGATGACAAGGATGGAATCGCTATCCCAGTTGGCAGGTATACCAAGGTCGATGTCATCGTATTTCCAGTTGTCGAGCATTTTGATGGCGTTTATCCAGGCTTGGGGCTTGCCAGCAATGACGGCGCCAGCACTCCCAGCACGAATAGGGTCCCTAAGAGTACGATAATCAACGTTGCTAAGCTTATCAGGACAACGCTCTTTAACGAGTTGATAGAAATAATCAAGTAGGTTGTCAAAATCGAGAATGCGAAGCTTATAGCCAGCACTGACCAAGCTGACAAGTGATCCAGTTTTTCCAACTTTGGCGTCTCCCAACAGTAGCAGTTTGACGATTGAGGTGGAGTGGTGATCAGCAAGGGAGGTCAATGTTTGGCTCCTAGACTGGCATAACCTGCGATGTCGTCCCAATGATCTTGGTGGGAATTCTGACCGGAGAGTATACGGCTGATTTTGAGAGCGATCATGTCGAGTGCTTCTTGTTGAGCAACGCCGAGTAATGACCAGCCGTGAGTGCGGTGCATGATGCCCTTGAGGCTTTGGGAAATGTTGGCGTTGTCAAGGAATGAACCGTGGGTGGTGTTGCGTTGTTTGAGAAGTTCCTCAGTGTTCGTCATTGGTTAGTATCCTCTCAACCGTAATCCTAACCCGGTCATTTTCTTTGAAATCGTTTTCGGCGAAGAAGGTTGCGTGGCAGGTTCGGAAGTAGGTTTTTCCTGCTTCGTCGATTGTCGTTTGGAAGATGTACCGTATATGTCCTGGCTCGTCCCGAATTTCCTTAACCATGCGCCTATCCTGTATGTGCGGCCGATGATGGAGTTGCGAGTGCGGCCGAGACGGGTTGCGATTTGTTTTGCGGTTAGGCCTTGTTTGGCGTAGTCGCGAAGGTAGTCGTCCTCGACTTGGGACCAAGGGCGGGGGCGGACTTTAATCATAGTTTGCAAACTCCCCGTGATGCTCGATTGCGGCTATTCGGTAGGCTTCGGCGGCTTCATCCTCAGTGGCAAATGAGCCAAGGTGGTATCGGATACCGTCTATCCTAATCTTTGCTTGCCATGGTTTCTCCTTACGATCACGCCAAGTTACACCTTTACTATACATGCCGTAGCCAGCTTTATTTTGCTGGTTTTGAGTTGGCGTGGCGAGGCGTAGATTGACTATTCTATTGTCAGCTTTGATTCCGTTTATATGGTCAACATATGCATCATCTGGTGGCCATATACCATTGTGTAAAGCCCAAGCTAGTCGATTCGCTCGGATGAATCCGCATGGAGTAGATATATTTGATCCGGTTAAAGCTTGACCAGCTATGGCCCTGCCGTAGGAAACAAGTCTGGTTATGGTTCCATCTAGCGGATTATAGCTAAATAGTTCGCGGGCCTTTTCTATCGTTAACGCACAGAAAGTGGGTTCCATCGGTCAGCCTCTGGGAGTTGGGTGAAGTCGGATTGGAGAAAGCGGTGTCGGGCGTCGGGGGATTTGGAGCAGATTTCCCGAAAGCGGCATCCGCCGAATTTATCGCAGGCGGTATCATTCATTGGCCAGTAGTTGGTGGCGGCGTAGGCTTCGTTGAGACGTAGTAAGATCGACAAGTCTGAGAGCCATTCGTTCAATTGATCTTGAGTTCGATACGTGAAGCCTCGGACAAAGCGATGCGGTTCTTCGAGAAGAAGTTGAGCAGCGCTGATGACAACTCCTCTGATAGGGGCCCCGAGAATAATCCTTCCTGCCAAGGTATAGAGGGACATTTGGTTGTTGGGTTCCCATTGGTCAAAGTAGCGCTCCGTTAGGGTTTTGGTGGTGGTTTTGTAGTCCATGACGAGGAGGGCAGAGTTGAGGGTGACGACTCGGTCTAGGTGGCCGCATAGGAGGTAGGGTTGGGAGGATTCGATTGTAGAGCCTTGGTAACCTGGAAAGCCTGGGCTGCCTTTCATTATGACAGTGTTTGTTGAGGTTGGCCCGTAGTCTAGGCTGAACTTGAACGATAACTCAACCGCGGGCTTTCCATCTGCGCGGATGTAGGTAACTGCTGGATCGCCTTCACCGTAGTTATCGAGGTAGTCGACAACAAGAGAGACAAGGGAACTTCGGTTCTTGTATTTTGTAGTCTTGCCTCCAGTATCTGCTGTGAGGTCGACGGTCCGTTCCATGAGACGAGCCACAGACTCGTGGATTGCGGCTTCGTGTTCCATACCTCCAGCCCGGCAGATTTCGTAATCCTGTAGCGCAGCATGATACTCGCTTCCGAAACGGAGGTCGATGGATTGGAGGGAGTGGGTCCAGCCCTCGAGGATGGTGTATTGATACAATCTTGGGCAAGTCTTCAAATATCCTAGGCTTGTGCTGTCCCAGGCGAATTGAAGTTTGGTACCGGGAAGGAATGGGGATTGGGCTTCGGGCAATTAGGTTCTCCGTTGGGCGAGGGCGGCGTCGATTTCACTGAGCAATGTTACCGCCCAAATAGGGACGTAGCGACGTGCATTTACCAGCGCCGCCACAAGCTCGGCAATCAGCGCCTTCGTCTCGCCCTCATTCCTGGCGCTGGGTGGGACTTGATGGAATTTTCCATCGGGCATCAGAACCTCGCTATCGTCAACGCCGTGAACGTCATTCCCGGCAGGTAGTGGTTCAAGATCGCCGCCTGCGTTGCGCACAATGCCCGTGGGAAATACGTCAGGGCCGGATTGGGTGATCATAGTTGTCTCCGTTTGAACGCTGATTCGGTCTTGGGCTCGGAGTCTGGGGCAATTCGCACAATGTCGAGGATGGTGTTGAGGTCGGTTTTGGTGCGGGAGGGTTTTTGGCCCTGGGATTTCAACTGGCGTTGGCGACGAGCGTTGGCGATCAGGGCGGATATGTCATCGCGGTCGAGTGGTGGGTCTTTGTGGTTGATCTCTTCCATACGGAGCATTAGGGTGTCGATTTCATTTGTCATGTTCAAACACTCCATCTAATGTATCACCGATAAAATCTTCGATGGATTGCAGTTCCATGCGTTGCTTGATGGCCTTGAGTTCTTGATGAATAATGTCCCGTGCTTGCTCAGTCCACCCCCGGCCATAGACCCGTTGCATGTATTCAACATCTTCGGTGTAGAGGTTGAGGTTGGTGCGGTGGAAGAGGCTCGTTGCTCGCTGCTGGTTTGTCACAGGGTCACCTCTGCGGAGCGTTTCATGATGAAGAGGACTGTGGGTAAGTCGGTTTTGCAAATCATCACCCCGAGTTGTTCACGGCAACGGGGGAATTGGTTGACGATTTGTTGCGAGAATGCGTTAACGTTGTTGGTTTCGACGCGGAGGCCGAGGGTTTCCTCACTGGCGCGGCGAAGCAACTGGGCGAGGGTTTCGGTGTTGATCATCCTCGCACCGGCCATGATGTGCGGCGAAGTTGGATTTTGCTAGCGCAGATGAAGCCGATTTGTTTCCAGCCCATGAGTTTGCCTCGCCAGAGATAGAGGTTGCCGTCGGTGTAGAGACGTAGGTGGGGTTTGTAGCCGAGAGACTCGGGGTGGGGGAAGAATGGTGGAGTCATTTTTTCGCCCATCTTGATCATCACGCCGCCTCGATGGAGAGGATGTTGGAGCCGTGGGGCTCGATGTAAACCCACCAGTGGCCGATTTCGTCGATGGTGGGATTGCGCACGACGAGGGGATCGTAGGGCGATCGGTTGTGGCGCGGGTCGGTGCTTGCAGGGTAGAGGCGGCGACTTTCATCGCGATGGAGTTTGCGTGCGTTGCACATGCGGAGTTGGAAGATGGAGGCCTCGGTTTTGGTTTCGAATTCGACTCGGACTTTGCCCTCTTCCAGGGCGCGGTCAAAGACGGCAAAGCAGTCGGGATAGGCGTCGATGCGCTGGGGTAGGGACATTAGCGGGGCATCCTTCTGTAGTATGAGGTGGGTTTGCGGTGAACTAGGACGTATCCTCGCTTGCGCATTTCGGCTTCTGATGGTTCGGATAAGGCAAGGCGCTGTTCGGCTTCGATGATGACGTTGGCCGTGTGGATGGGAATACCGTCAAACCTCATGTCCACTCCTTTGATTGTTCTGCTATTAGATACCATTTCGCAGGTTAAGTCAAGGGGCGGGTGTGGAATTGATCATTGCATTTGGCCCTTTGCTAATTTAATCATCTGCGCGCGCATACGGTAGGTGAGTTGTGACATCCCCCGCCAGCCGCTGGCTAGTTGTTCGTCCCTGTGACTATCCTCGGTTTGGTGGAGATGGCCCATCATTGCCATTAGTTCCTCGGCTTCGATGAGGACTTCGTTGAGTTTGGCGAAGGTTTCGCCGCGGGTCATGACGCCTGCGACGCGTTCGTATTTACGCATTGGTACCGGTCCTTATTATTGAGAGGAGTTCAAGGTCGGAGAGGTGTATGGTGGCAGCACTGTCAGGTATCCATAGTGCGCCGATCTTGCGGTAGAATGGGCCGGATGGCAATGTTAGTTTGAACGGTGCAATTTTCATGATGTTGTCAATGTGGACGATTGCCGGTGCGGCGAGAAGCCCGATTAGGAATGAGCGGCGGGCGATTAGGGTCATGGGGTGAGCCTTGTGCCGGTGTAGTAGTACCACCATTTGAGAGATTTATAGACACGGGTGCCGTAGCAATCGTCATTGCGAACGCAATACCAATTGTTTTTGTAGAAGAAGAAATGTTGTGGGCGCCGTGGCTTTCGGAGCCACCATTGGAAACGGACATGGGTGGGGGCGGTCATGTCAGTTGCCTCCGCTTGAAAATCGCAGGTTCATCACTGAATATGATTGACATGATGTTGAGGTGGGCGGACGGGAGATATGGAGCGGAGTTCGCAGGTTTATAGTCGGTGAATTCGATGTTTGGATCGCGTTCAAGGGATTCGATGGCGTACTCAAGGGCGACGTTTGGGCTGATGTTAGATTGCCCGTAGCCGATGGCGTTGAGGTAGCCGTTCGCGTTTTGTTCCAACGGGCGGTAGATGCTGGCCTCCCAAATGGAGGGCGAGGCTTGACGAAGGTAGTGGAGCATACACCCGCGCTCGATGATTTCGCCAAGGAGGTCGTCAATGGTCATGGGACTAGCTCTATCTTGCCAATTTGCATGGCGTCATCGAACGTCATGGTGCCATGTAACACTTGATATACAAGATCGGCGAAGCGATCCTCTTGTTCATGGGTGAGTCTCTTGCTTCTCACTCCATATCTCCACCAAAGGTCTTGTGCTATAAGTCCAGCTTGTACTGCTGTGTCGCGTAGTTCTTTGGTCATTTGATCAATCCCATTTGTTTGAGGATACGGTCGGTCATGGCGCGATCGGTTTCGGAGCCTTTGGTGAAGTTGGAATAGCCGGAGGGGAGTTCATGGGTTACCTCAACATCTGTTCGATGCAAGCCGAGAAGGGAGAAGATATGTGCAACGGCACGATGGTCATAGTTCATGCGTTCGATGTATGGGCCCTTTCGGCCTGGGATTTCGATGAACGCATCACGGCCATTGGTCCAGATGCGAAGGGCGGAAGAAGGAGCCCCCGAAGGGGCTAAGGTGTCGGAAGGGGCTTTTGTCAACGGAGGAGTCTCCCACGGCCTGAGTCGAGCATGGCATTGCGGTAGTTGATGTTGGAGTCTGGGCGAGAAAGCAATTGTCGAACGTCCTCAGGAACAAGGCCATCGTCATAGAAATCTGCGAGATGGTGGACTTTGGGGAGGGGCTTGTAGATTGTTGTTTGGGGCTTACGAACTACACAAAATGAAAACCGAAGCCGGCCAAGGCCTAGCCAATGTATTCCGCCGATTTTGCGATAGGTCATGAGTCACACTCCTCTGTGATTGTGTTTAGGGCTTTCTTCACGATATCGTAAGCCTGAGTCACGGTTAATGCCATCAGCACTTCATGTAGCGCCTTCATGGCAATCTCAAGCGCCACTTCATCTTGCTCGGGTGTATCGAACATGCTGGTTGCTTGGAAGGGGTTATTAGCCCCTATCCAATCCCTGTTGCTTGTTGCTCGTTGCTAACTGCTAACTCGTCATGCCAGATGGTCGTTCATCATATCCTCAGTCACCCAATATGGCACATCGCCGTTGTTGGATTTCCAATCGCCCCAAGTCATATTGGATGGCTTGAGCCAGTAGGGACGGGGATCGGGTTTGGGTGCTGGCTGCTCATTGCTCGTTGCTGGAACGTCAGGCTTAGCCTCACTCTGACCACTGGTTCCTGGCGTCACCTCGCCAGTCCCCGTCCATCGATCGTTGCCAGGTGAGGAGATCGGAGCGTCGAAAGGGCTCGGTGCTGGCTGCTCACTGTCTCCCCCCACGGCAGTAGGGTTGTCGCCATGGATAGATCGACTAATCTCGTCGTAGTGTGAGGTATCCCCTCCAGTCATCTGGCCCGATTGGCCAAAGGACAAAGGGTTTGGCAACACAACCTCCGGCTTCGGATCAACGATATCCGTCACGACCGCAAGCTGGCCAACAGCCTTGCGAATTTCGTCAAGCATGAGGTCCACATTTGTCTTATGGCCCGTTGCACTTTTGGTGGCATCGGCATACTTGGCCTCCAAGTCATGGACCCTATCGCCGAGTTCGGTGTTGAAGTTTTCGAGAAAGGCGATACGAGCGTTGGCCTTGTCGAGATCGGCCTTGGTATCGTTCAGTTCGGCCTCAACTTTGGGCAGGAGGTCAAGGGCTTGAGCCATTTCAACGAATGACGAAGCGAGGCTTCGACCAATTTCTTGATTTGTCATGTGGGCTTACTCCGGTTTATGACTAGCTTTGGCGATGGTGCCTCTAGTCATCTTATTACGTTGATTGTGAAGCTCAACGTGGGCTTGGTTGCTAGGGTTCTTTGGGCTTCGGCGATAAAGCTGAAGTCTGTTGTTGCGAGTTGCTTTGCGGCTGATGTTATGTCGCGGGCATTTACCGTGGACATTCTAATGCCTTGCTCACGGATCTTGTTGCCGACGACTTCTCTCGCAAGACGTTCGGCCATAGTCATGATGTCAAGTGGGACACGAATGGGAATTCCCATTAGACTAGCTCCTTGGTTGATAGAGTGGGGCCTAGCCTCATAGCCCCTTGCCCGTTTGGGAGAGAGACATACCACAAACCCATGCGCTGGATTGGGGTAAACGGGTGGAAAGGGAGAACGCAGCGATCCTGAGCGTAAGGCTTATCATAGATCATGTGCTTTGCTCATTGCTCGCTGCGGTAGAAGGCGGCAGTTTTACAGACTGCCAACTGTCGGCATCCTGGGAATGTGGGGTGGATCGAGGGATTGAGTGTGGTTATCTCAAGGACACTTTCACTCGTAAGGCTTTTCATGGCGAACCAATCAATGCCTTCACTATCCCTTTCTTCGCACTGTTTCCCATTGCTACCGAAACACTAACGCGTCATTTATAACTCGTCAGTGTGAGGTATGAACCGGCGTGTCTCCCTTACGGGGCGGGACAGGGCCTTTGCCCTTACCCGCTCGCTTAGCAGGCATACCGGCTTGCTTGGCAGAGGTAACGGCCTTCTTCTCTGCCTTTTCCTTCTCGGCTCGCTGGACCAAGATCGGATCGGGCTTGGGGAGGTTGGCGTCCACAATATCCGCCTCAGACTGAGCGTCGGCCTCACGTTCGGTGAGTGCGGCCTTGGCCTTGGAGATGTAGAACTCCTCACGTTCGGCAAGGAGCTTCTTAGCTGCCGCCGTGATGTCCTTCGCTGCTACTGTGGAGATACGCACCTTTGCCGCCTTGAGTCGATCGCGGACAACTTCCTTGCACTGACGAAGGGCTTCGGTAAGGACTTCCTTAGCTTCCTTCGATGAGGACTTGGAGGCGGTACCGCGTTTGACCAGTTTGCCGGCCTTGAAGTCGTCGAGGTTTGTGGCAGCTTGGGTAAGTGCCGTGGACCGGGCTTCATCAAGTTCAGCGCCCTCAAGCTTACCAGGTGCGGGGAGCTTGCTCATTCTGGCATTAAGGATGGCTTTGAGGCCTTCCGTAAATAGCATCTTGAGCTGACCATCATCGTAGTCGTCCATATTGAACTCAACGTCGAGGGCAGCGCCCTTACCTGCTTTGCTAATCGGGATGGATAGGGTTGTCATGAATACAATCCTCTTGTTGGCCCCCAGCACCATTACCAAGGGCCGGGTGTATCAAGGACTAGCATCTCTTGGGGTCACAGGACTACTCATTGATGTTTTCGTCCTACCTTGCACATGCTCTTTGCCTCGATTGGTAGAATGATCGTTGAATTACAAAACTCGCTAATCACTCTGCTAGGGAGGTTATCGCACAACCTCGCTAACGCAATGATCAAAGGCTGGTTGCTCGTTGCTGGAATGTCATCGCAGCATGTCTCGTTGTTCATCTGCCAAGAATTTGAAATGGGCTGAACGGCGTTTGGTTGCACGTTGGCGGGATCGAATGTAATTGATTGCCTTATTCAACTTTTCTGTCATCTCTATATCAGTAGGCCGATCTGCAAATCCACCGACTTGAAAATAGGCTCTGGTTTGTAAGAGTATATGCTCAAGCTGTTTCATGTTCATTGGGCTGTTTCGTTTGCACATCACGCTGTCTCCCATTCATAGCTATCGATGGTCATGACACGCTCCATTCCATCATACTCATCGATGCGATATTTGGTGCCGGGATGGAGTTCATGAATACCGAGTTGGGCACATCGGCCGTTGGCCTTATCGTCAAGCTCTTCAATAACCTGGATTAGTAATGGATCGGTGCGAGGTATCGCACGAGATGAGAAGTTGTCGTAAAGTCCTGGTATCGATACCTTGCCTTTGTAAGGTATCAACTTAATCCCCGCCAGTTCAGCATATCTCTCACATGCCGCATCGCTAAGGCTGAACCCGCCATAGCATTGATTGTATGCAATCTTTGTCATTGGGCTTGTGTCCTTTGCTAGTTGCCCCATGGTTGCTCTATGGAACTCGTTAGATCGCCTCTTCAAGCTTGCAGGAGAATTTAATATTCTGTGCCAGATTGTCACTGATAGTTGCCCCAGCAACCACACACATTTCAACACTGTCATACTGACTAACCTCAGGCTCTAACGGAAACTGTTGCCCTGTCGCAAGCCAAATCGTCAGGATGTATTTCATGGAAACAACCTCCATGAGATAACCTTGTGTATATTGTGTAGATGCTTGATAACTTCACCTATCGGCAAGCTGCCTTCATACACCATACACTCATACTCGCCGAATGTGATGTGGTAGATAACCAATGTGCTCATTGGACTTGCCTCGTTGAATTATAAGCTGGACGCTGCGCTGTTAAACAAACATTAACAAACACTGTTCCGCCCCATAAACGCTGTGCTCTCCACAACTCTCACACTCATACCGCTCTGCATCAGGCTCACAGCCTTCTTGCTCATTGCCACAAGCAATGCAAAAGCCGGGATTGTCTAATTCAAACATCTGCCGCTTGACTGCATCCTCAATACGCTGTGCTGTGATTGAACGATGGGCTTTCATGTTAATCCCCTTATGTCTCGACCACACTTCGTTGTTAATTAAAGGCTGAACTTTCGCCTCGCCAACCAGTTTGACCCACGATTGTGGCGGAATTAAGGCGTGTCGTGGCACGGGGCTTGCATCGGGTGAGCGCGGGCGAGATTAATCACCTCCACCCGCAGGGCATTGATGACATTTGCCAGTTGATCTAGTTCATTGTTAGTAATTGATGTGGTAATGTTATCATACGTTTGAGTTACCAATAACATTACGTCATCATCATATGCCCATTTATTCAACTCAATCGTAACGCCACTATCCAATGTCATTACATAAAACACATCGCCCCGCTCATTAACCCTGTGCTCAATCCTCATTGCTTTGGGCCTTCCGCTGAATTGTCACTTTAGGCAATGTAACCTTCGCGCGCTTTACATCACTGACATAATTCGCCCGCGATATCTCAATCTGTTCCTGATCTGCTGCTGATTGTATAGCTCTAGGATTGATCTTTCGCTTAGGGTATCTCGTTAATCTAACACTAGTTGTCTCAATCTCATCGGCGCTATACTGCCGGCCTACTGTATTGCGAGTTGATGTGGGCTTGTCATTCACGATAAATCCTCCTCCATTATGTTGCTAATATGACACAATTCGCGGCAATAGTCAATCTTTATTTACCTGTTGCTAATTCGTCCTCCCATAGTCCTGCTTATATCCCCGCTAATTTCCCCGCTAATTTCACTGCTAATTATACCATTCTGATAATTGTTGAGTAGGGGAGCTGGGTGTGGGTATCCTACCTA